CTAGGCTAGCATGGGAGAAAATTCCATTTTCTTTTGTGGTAGACTGGTTTGTGGATTTGAAAGGAGCGCTTGATGCTCTCGATAAAGTGTTAGGGGTTACCCCCTACAAAATCGTGAGTTTCACACGCTCATTTACATACGAACTCGGAACAGACGTATTCATGACAAGGAAAAGTCCTTGTGATGGTTCCGTCCTATTCGATCGTTCTCTTGGCTCGTGTGAGTTTAAGCACTACGAGAGAATTCCAGTTGCTCCTGGTGGGATTTCCATCAGATGGCAACCGCATTTCGGAAAGAATCAGGCAGCTATTTCTGCTGCTCTGATCGCTCAGCAACTCGCCCGAATAAGGCGTTAGCCGCGCGATATGCGTAAGGAATGATACTGTTAGAATTAGTATTCATATGAAAACTAATACTGTCAGCCAGGTTGAAGCTCCGTCCAAGCATCTTGCCCTAATGTTGGGTAAGTTGCTTCAGATGAAGTTATCCCATCGTCAGTCGCTCTTGTTAGCGGAGCTCTTAGAGCTTCTCTTACATAAGGCGCCAAACGATCGTGGAGTTTCTTTTAATCAGGAATGCCTGATATTAGAACTTCTCCAAGTATCGGATGATAGGACTTCAACTATCATAACCTCTGCCCATGCTCGTGAGAGCTAGGCGGAATTCGTTCCAGCAATAGTCAACCATAACGATCCAAACAATGAATGCCGATCTGACATTCAATACTATCGTGTTCAAGAAGACCTTCGATTTGAAGGAACTCTCTGAACGTCAATCAACCACTCGGGGTATTAATACTCCCGACAAGTTGGTTATCAAATCGCAAGATTACGTCGACTCCGCTACGAAAGTACCGGGTAAACGTTTTACTGGGCGAATTGATCGGACCGATATTGACGCGAATCTGCAGAGTATTACTACTTCTGCTTATTTCGTGATCGCAGTCCCGTCTACAGCAACTCAAGCGCAGCTCGACAATGTCGTAGCTACGTTTAAGGCTGCTGTAGCAGATGCGAACCTTATCGTCAACATCCTGAATAACGAGAAGTAATTCTGTTATTCCGGATGGCAAATAGATAGCAACTGATGCCATCTAGGTTTACCTGGGTGGTATCTAATATACCATAGCCAGGCTTGTTGGATCCTCCATAATATGCATGCTATAGAACATACATACGTAAGCCTGCTAGCAGATGTAGCAG